GCATTGGTCGAAACCCATCCTTCATATTGATTACAAAACATTCGTTTGGTGATATCAATGTTCTCGATTTCTTCTTCTGACATTTCTTTGAAAACACTCCAAGATGGAATTGCGTCACGAAGAAATTCGACAAAATCTTCATCCTGCAAACCAAGTGACTGAGCGTGATTCATTGTCTTGATCAGAAGTCCATTCCACTTGATACGTTTTGCTGTGGTGTCATCTGAAAACCATCCTTCAACTGTCATATCGATTTCTTGTGGCCCATATTCCAATTTCATTTGTGCTTTTGAAATACGAGCTTTCCCAGATTCAATATGCGGGTGTCCTTTCATTTGTCTTGACTTGCCAGATTCAATGGTCACTTGTCCTTTGTTCAATCGTGACTTTCCAGACTCAATTTTGACTTGTCCTTTGGCTTGACGTGATTTTCCAGATTCAACCTCCCATGATTCTTCATCCTTTGAAAAAGCTTTGTAGAGATTGTAGACAGAAGTTCCAAGAAGGAATAAACTGAGCATAACCATAACACTGTCAAAAACGTGATATTTCTTGTCTTGTTCCTTCAACCAATCGTAGACTGATGTGCAAATTTCAAAGCAAGTCATATCGTCTTCCATCAATTCCATTTGAGATGTTTGATCAACAAACGCGCGCATGGTGTCTTCAAAATTGTTTTCTTCTCGAAGGGCAGCCCAAAGTTCATCATATTCATTCATTTCCGGATTGTGGTATTCAGTTGAAACGTATCGCTCCTCCATCTTATCACAAACTTCATGTGTATGAACAGGGTAAACTTCGCGAGTAGTAGTTGGCCAGAACCATCCTTCAACTCGTGCTGCTTCTGCTTCTGCCATCATTTGTCGTGCAAAATCAGCCAAACCTTGTTTTTGCTTGGTATATTTGTCCTTCTTTTCTTGCAATCGAGATAACAGCTTGCGCATCATTTCTTGAAAACTGATAACTTCCTCGCCAATCTGACCAGTCATTGGATTCCAAGCTCGGAACTCATAAATATCAACATTGATTGTTCCTTGTTTGAATTCCGATCTCAGGCGTCCAAATTGGTCTGCAAATTCTCTTTTGAGAGATACACTGTATGGCATGTCAACACGTCGACAAACAGCTTCCTGTGAAACAAGTGAAGTTGGTTTCAACATGTTCAAGTTAGTTGTTGCAACAACGCATTTTGATGTGAAGGTAGCAGTCTTTTTGGATTCAATATCAGCCATATGAAGAGGATACGGAAAAGGATTGCTCATGCGAATCAATTCCATAAATTCAACATTATGATTGGAAGTTGTATCACGAACCTGACCAAAATCATCAATTAGTGTGACAGCTTGATCTTGATATCTGTCCCAATATTCTTGTTCATGCATTCGAGCGTACAAACAGTTGTCGATCGCTTCCTGAATTTGTGCGTTTGTCATGTCTGGAGTGATCTTCTTTGCATGGGCCAAAACGGTTGAGCCAATATGGTACAAAATTGATGATTTTCCAACACCAGAGCCACCAGTTAGCATAAGTACAACAGGTTCAATTCGATTCTTCAATGAGGCACCG